GTAATCTTTTCCAAGAAAGCCCAACTGGCTTTCCGCAAACTGTCGGTTGTAGACGCTATCACCAACTCCGACTACATGGGCGAAATCTCCAACTTTGGTGACTCGGTTCGCATCATGAAAGAGCCTAAACAACTTTGGGCCTTCGCCTAGCAATAGGTGAATAAACATCTAGTGAATTGCTGGAACCCTGAGATGGGAATCAGCAGCCAAGCCTCGCAAGAGGAAGGTTCAACGACTAGATTATAATTTAATGTAGTAATTGGCAATAGCTAATGAAGGAAAAACTATGAATAAGACTGATAGAGGAATCCTCTATGGTATGGTTTTTGGTGACGGTAATCTTTTCCTGCCTAATGGGCAAGTAAAATATTCCTTGACTATAGGTCATGGACCTAACCAATTTGCATACTTAGAATATAAAGCCGATCTTCTGCACTCCATTTTTGGTGGTAAAAAACCAGTAATTAGCACCTACTCAAGTTTTAATAAAACTACACAAAAATCTTACACAAACATACAAGTGAGAAAAACGGACAACTACTTTAACCAGATGCACAAGAATGTTTATTCGACTGGTCAAAAAAAGTATACCCGAAAATCTTTAGGCTATTTGACAGATCACGGACTTGCTCTTTGGTTTATGGATGATGGTTCTGGTGTTGTAAGTAGAAACAAAAGTGGTGGTGGTTGTGGGTGTATGATACGTATCTCTACGTATTGCCCGCAAGAAGAAGCTTTAATCATTCAGTCTTGGCTACAAGAAACGTACAATTTATTTTGTGTTTTTGATGTAGATAAAAGAAATAATCTTTATTCTATCCGACTCAAAACTCAAGACAGTAAGACGTTTGCTAGCATAGTTAAACCTTACCTTATCCCGTCTATGATGTATAAGGTAGAGAGTGTTTTGAATTATAATCCAAGAGTGCTAGACACCCCAAGTGGGTGAAGATATAGTCTGAACTGCAAAGAAATGAATTTGCAGAGGTAGGGATAAACACCCCTACGATAACATTTTGGAAGTGAGCGTTGCTCCGTATGCTCGTGGGCAACAGATTGTCGCGCAAGACCTGCTCGATGAAGACTTCACTCTGACCATCGACCAAGCCAACTACTTCGCGTTTAAGCTGGATGACATCGAAGAGGCTCACTCGCACATCGGTTGGATGGACGCAGCTTCTAACCGTGCTGCCTACCGCATGAAAGATAACTTCGACCAAGAAGTTCTGGGTTATCTCTCGGGCTTTAAGCAGACCACTCAACACCAGCCTGCTTCGGTTGCTCGTGTTGCTGGTGACATTCCGGGGACTCGTGCAATCGCTACTGCAACTGCTTCGGAACTTCTGGCCTCCAACATCCTGAAGAAGGGTGACTTTGCCACCATCACGACTGCTGGTTCTGCCGACCACTCGATTCCTCTGGCAGCCCGTCTGCCCGGTGCTACGGCTCTCTCGACTGCCACCATCTCGCCTCTGACTATGTTTGCTCGTATGGCTCGTCTCATGGACCGCCAGAACGTAGACCAAGACGGTCGTTGGCTGGTTATCGACCCGGTTCTGATGGAAATTCTGAAGGACGAAGACTCTCGTCTGATGAACGAAGACTTTGGTGAGTCTGGCGGACTCCGTAACGGCCTTGTCACCAAGCGCCTGCATGGGTTCACTGTGTACGTCTCCAACAACCTGCCCAAGATTGGTACGGGGCCGGAAACAACTGGTACGGCTAACCAGAACACCAACTTTGGTGTTGTTGTTGCTGGCCACACTTCGGCTGTTGCCACTGCTGAACAAATCAACAAGACTGAAAAGTACCGTGATGTGGACAGCTTTGCTGACGTTGTTCGTGGGATGCAGCTCTATGGCCGCAAAATCCTGCGTCCGGAAGCTCTCGTGACCGCCAAGTACAATATCGCTGGCTAATCTGGTTATATAGGAGACTAAAATATGGCTACTCTTCAATTCCCTCGTAAGGGGGTTGCTCGTCTTTCTGCATCGCCCATCGCTGAAGTTCGCGTCCTTGATGTTGAACTGAACCTCGCTACTGACGTAGTAATGGGCACTGCCACTGACGACATCGTTCTCGCCGACATTCCTGCTGGAACTATTGTTCTTGCAGGGGGCCTTGAGCAGCTTGTTGTTGGCACTGGTACGGGCACCCTTGTTGCTCGTGTTGGTACGACCACTGTATCGGCTACACTTGCCTCTACGGCGGCTGCCCATACGGTAACTGCCGGTGCTGCAATTAACCCTGTCATCGCCACGGCTGCTACCACCCTGAACCTTCTGGGTGCCACTGCTGTTCGTACTGACGGTGTGGTTCGTGCATTCTGGGTTGTGGTCGAGGGGCTTAAGCCCGCTCGTACTGTGTCTGCACAGCGCGACGCGACTCTCTAATAATACTGGGAGGGGGCTTAAGTGTCCCCTCTCCTTTTCCCTATGAGGTGCTGATTTGGCTTACAACTTCTTAAGTTTAGTTAATGATATTTGTGGGCGTCTTAATGAAGTGCCTCTAACTCAGTCTAATTTTGCCAGTGCAAATGGCTTTTACTCACAAGCTAAAAGTGGGGTTAACTCTGCTCTTAATGAAATTCATCAGGATGCTTTTGAGTGGCCGTTTACAAATGTTGTTAGGACAGACACTCTAGTTGTCAATCAAGCTAGGTACACACCGCCTGCTGACACCAAGAGCATTAATTTTGATAGCTTTCGGCTTAAGGGTGATTTAAGTAAAAATGTACAGACGACACGTCTGGTACAAATGGATTATGAAGAATATTTGGATAAGTATGCAGACGCGGATTTTAACCCCGGAGATTATGCAAACATCCCCCGCTTTGTTTTCAGGACACCTACAGTTGGTTACGGAGTTTATCCTCCACCGAAAACAGATTATGAGCTTGTGTACGAATATTACAAGCTTCCGGTAGAATTAGAGTTGTACAGTGATGTACCTCTTCTGCCAGAACAATACAGACATATGATTGTCGATGGTGCTATGCACGATTGCTTCATCTTTAGGGGAGACCCAGAGGGTGCTGCTGCAATTTGGGATAAGTTTAAGCAACGGACGAAAGACCTTCGTAAGCTTTACCAAAATCGTTATGAGTATGTCCGCAGTACAGTAAGAGATTCTCAAGGAAGACTTGGCAGAGGTTATTGGTAATGAGGACTTTTTGGGAGACTTTTCCAATCGAATTTAAGGGCGGGCTAATGACCGACGGTAGCCCTCTGCGACAGGGTATTAATTTCCCCGGAAGTGCCTCCCAGCTTATTAACTTTGAGCCTTCTATTGAAGGCGGTTATAAAAAAATCTTAGGCTACAACAAGTGGACAAATAATGTTGTTCCCGGATCAACAAATGTACAAGGCGTAATTATCGCCAGTGCTGATGATGTGATTGCAGTTCGTGGCGGGAAGTATTACGTGTCCTTGGCAAAAGCCAACTGGGTACAGAAACTCGATCTTGCCAGCACATCTGGTCAGAAAATTCGACACACCCTGTTCAACTTCAACGGCACACCTAAAGTGTGTATGGTGGACAGCCTCCACAGACCCGTGTTTTATGAAAGCCTCACTGACACCATTGTACAGGATGTTGCTGCTCCCTCCGATGTTTTGGGAGCCTCCCGTGTAGTGGAACACAAGAATAGACTGTTCTTTGCTAAAGGGTCTACCTTAGTGTATACAGCTCCGTTTGCTGAGACTGATTATACGCCGGGTAATGGGGCTGGCATAGTTAATGTCGGGGACACAATCTCTGGGTTAATTGTGTTTCGGGATGAGTTGATTGTTTTTTGTAACGACAAGATCAAACGTCTGCTTGGTTCCAGTCCCTCCGATTTTGTACTGAAAACAATCACCCTAAAAACTGGTTGTGTTGATGGTGACACTATTCAAGAAGTTGGTGGTGACATTCTCTATCTTGGCCCAGACGGCATTAGGTATTTAAGTGCTACAGAACGAGTGGACGACTTTGGGTTAGCCCGTGCTTCCCAGTCAATTCAAGAAGACATAACTACAACATTTGCTGGGGGAAGCTCTTACTCCTCCTTCACTGTCCGTAAGAAAGCTCAATACCGTATTTTTAGATACGATCTGGCTACGACACGGGAAGACTCTGTAGGGTATCTGGGAACTCGTTTTGAGGATCAACAGCCGTCTGGTATTGCTTGGGGGCCGATGAAAGGCATAAAAATCTTCTCTGTAGACAGTAAGCAATTTGGCTCCACAGAAATTATTCTCTTTTTGAATGAGGATGGTTATGTCTATGAGGCAGAAAAAGGATTTAGTTTTGACGGCGCTGCTATAAGCTGTTTGTTCACCACTCCCTTTATGTCGATAACTGATCCGCAAGCACGTAAGACTTATTACAAACATACGCTCTACCTAAAGAGCGAGGGTGAGGTAGACATTAACTTGCGCGTCATCCTTGATTTTGACGCACCTGATAGCATTCAACCTCAGACTATCTCTATCCAGAACAACACAAGTGGCTCTGCTATCTGGGGGGCTATCACTTGGGGGTCATTTATCTGGGGTGGTGCTATTCGTAGTGCTTATGAAAATCAAATTGTAGGAAGCTCTTTTGGGGTTGCTCTTTCTTACTCAGAATCTAGCACTCTTCCATCTTTTTCGTTAGACACTGCGATATTAGAGTATAAACAGAACGACAGGAAATAGTAATGACCGGATATGTGAGGCAACGAGACGCCAATATCGTTAACGGCGGGGTCGGCAACGCCAGTGATGTTAAAGCCGAATTTGATCAAGTACAGCTTGCATTCAACGCAACGACTGGCCATAAACATGACGGCTCGACTGGTGAGGGTGTGCCAATCACCGTAACTGGTGCTGGACAAGACTATATCTTTGACCCCTTGTTTATCAAACCTAAAATTACAGCAACCTATGATCTTGGGTCATCTTCCTTTCGATTTAAGGATGGGCATTTTAGTGGCACTGTCTCTGTTGCAGCCCTCACTGCTTCTGGGGCCATTTCTGCTGCGTCGGGTACAATTGGTGGGGTGGCTATTACCACTGCAACCAACACGCAAACCCTGACTGGCAAAACTATCGACCTTGGGTCTAACACTGTTACAATGACTTCTGCTCAGTTGGCAACAGCTTTGACTGATGAGACTGGTACAGGGGCTAACGTATTTGCTGGGTCTCCGGCCCTCACAGGTACTCCCACAGCACCTACAGCCGCAGCGGCCACAAATACCACTCAGATTGCTACGACGGCTCATGTCTTTGCAGAGCGGTCCAACACTGCCACACTCACTAACAAAACCCTAACTTCCCCCTCTTTCTCTTTTTCAAACCCGGCAACCGCACAAGCAAGCTTGGGCATTCCGCCTGATGACAACGGAAATCGCATCATAAACGGCGATTTTAACATCTGGCAGCGAACAACGTCCGGGACCGGCAATGGATATGTTGCCGCAGATCGGTGGGTTAACGGCTGTCTTGGTGGGACTGTTACACAGGCTCGCTCACCTTTTAACGTGGGCGACGGTGTTGGTGTCTCTACCATAAATCCCACATTTGCTCTAAGCCAAAACGTAACTGGTCAAAGTCTTGCCAGTCATTATGCAGTGACGCAGCAGCGCATAGAAAATGTGAGAACCTACGCCGGTCAGACAGTCACTGCCCTTGGCTTTGTACGGCGAGTGTCTGGCAGCGGTAATGCAGTTATCGAAATGGCGCAGCAGTTTGGAACTGGTGGTTCGCCGTCTGCTCCGGTTGTTGGCCTGTCCCCGACTACAATAACGCTTACAGGAGCATGGCAACCCTTTGCGGCAGTCATTACACTTCCATCAATTTCTGGCAAAGTGCTTGGGTCAAACGGCGACGACTATACTGAACTTAAT